TGATGAGGCAGCAATTGTAAGATGGGCTTCAACCATCTGGGCATCGGCATTCCCCACATTAAGCTGTATATCAGGGAGTTACAAAATATTACTCACGACGAACCCACATCGGAAAAATCCAGAGGGTAGTAAAAAGGGGTTACAGGCTTTCTTGAAACCCATAGGAGAATTAGCCCCATCAGAGGTAGGAATAAGGGATTTAAGAAAAGAGGGGTTATACACTTTAACTCATACTGGAGCTTGGAAACAAATTTTAGATGCCGTGTATAAGGGTAAACTTTTAACTTGGGAGGTAGAAGATTGCCGGGGTAAAAAATTAGATTGTACTCCTAAACACCGATTATTAACTCCCCAAGGTTGGAAGACGGTATCCGATATCATCCGGTATGATTTAAAGGTAGTTCAGATAGATACTAAGTATGGTTCCATAAATAATACCGCCCCATTAGTAAAGCCCCCGAAGAAAGTTATCTTCAAGCCGTTATTCACTTTCGGTAAGTTTGATTATCAGATAACTAATTTCGGTGAAATATACAGGGTTAACTCCGATGGAGAGAGAACTAAAGTTAAGTTGAGAGTACATAGAGGATACAATACTCTTACTCTATTTTCTAAGTCTCAGGGTGGTATCAAAAATTGGAAAGTATCCAGGTTAGTGTATAAAACTTTCGTGGGTCATATACCAGATGGATATGTAGTTGATCACATCAACAATAATCCTTTGCAAGATTGGGTGACTAATCTGAGATGTGTAACTAATTCAGAAAACATAAAGAAATCATACGAAACCAATTTAGCTTATGTCACATCTCTCTCTGGATATCCCATAGAATTACATTCAAGAGTATTACAGGCCATTGATTTAAACCCCGGTAAGAGTGATCAAGAAATTAGGGATTTATTGTATAAACAAGGTTTAAGTTTAAGTCGGAAAAGTATAGGTAACATAAGGAGAAAGTCTAAAATATACTTGTCAAAGCTTATTGTAAATCGAGAATATATAACCGATATCTATGATATTCACGTAGATGGAGATCATTCTTATATACTCCCCACTTGTAACTTTATAAACCATAACACTGGTGGTTCTGCAATCGTAAACTCTTGTATCACGGGAGACACCTCCATCATAGGTCAAGGTGGACCTTTCCGAGTTGATTCTATCTGTCCGAAAACTTTTGGTAAGATGGATATCTCTCACCTTGGGTTGAAAGTGTTATCTCACACTGGGAAGTGGCAAAGGGTACTGGGCTCAGTAAACAAGGGTATACTAAAGACTTGGGAAGTTCACAATGAATGGGGTAAAGTAATTAAGTGTACTCCCGAACATAAACTGTATACCTTAGAAGGTTGGTTGCCTGTATCAGAGATTATTAAACGCGATATACCAGCTATCTTTTATCACACTTCCCTAAACAGTTTAGAGCAGAATCCAGTAACTGTAAAACCCGTTGGATTTAAGTATAACTTACTGGAGGTGGCTTATATAAAACACCGTTATCAGAAGCTTGGTTGCTACCCAAGAGTATTAGAACAAATCTCATGGGAAGTATATGATAAGTTTAGGATTAAACGGGATAGAGCCTACATTCAAAATATTGTATCTGGTAAACGTGGAGGAAGTATTTACCTTTCTAAACTGAAAGTGGTAAGAAAGTATTACGACACCATTTATGATATTTGCGTTGAAAACGATGAATCTTATCTCATAAACGAAGACTACGTGTCTCATAACACCCCTTATGGCGTCGGGAACTTCTTCCACGGTGCTTGGGTAGATGCTATAGCTGGTGGTAACCCGCTTAATCCCATCAGACTCTATTGGCAGATGCACCCTGATAGAGATCAGAAGTGGTATGAGGAGATGTCTACTGCTCTTGGTCCAAAGAGAACTGCTCAGGAGATTGATGGTGACTTCCTATCATCTGGTAATACAGTATTTGATTTAGTTGATATTAAGGCTATAGAAGAGTGCTTATCTGACTATCCCATTATCAATACACGTTTGAAAGGTCAGTATAAGGAATTCAATGAGCCTGATCCAAACAAAGAGTATTTCATCGGTGGAGACTGTGCCACTGGTAGAGGTACTGACTACTCTGCATTTACCTGTATGGATAGAGATGGAGAAGAGTCTGCAGTATACAAGGGTAGAATACCTTTGAACAAATATGCTCGTTTACTTGGTGATGTTGGAGAAAAGTATAATTTTGCTAAGCTAGCTCCAGAGACTAATGATGTTGGTATGGCTGTAACAACTATACTCCAAGATGAAGGTTATCCAAACCTATACTTCTATACTAAATTGTTAAGGAAGAAACGTCACAGTCGTCCAGAAGAAGAGAAGTTCCCGGGTTGGTTAACAACCGCAAAGAATAGGTCAGTAATTGTAGAGAATCTTGAAAAGGATATAAGGGAAAACAATGTGGTAATTAAAGATCCGTTCTTTGTTCAAGAGGCTTATACCTTCATATATGATGGTGCAGGAAGACCTATTGCCCGAGGTAAACATAGAATGAGTACCTCATCTATGGATATTGACTTAGAGGGTGAAACATATTCCGATGACTCAATATTCGGTAAAGCCATAACAAATCACATCAGATGTCATAGTGCATCATCAACTGTGGTTATTCCTCAGTAGAACATAAACAAATTTACATAACATGAAACTTAATCCTATCAGTTGGTTCACAAGGTCAAAGCCTAAAGAATCAAAGAACAAAGACGAAGGAAAGGGTTCTATAAGTCCAGGAAGAGTTTCCCAACCAGATGATGGTGTGGGGAATTCTGAGTTGATTACCACTCTTAATGGTATGACTAACTTAGTAACCCCGACGTTTAGAACTGAACTAATACCTATTATTCGAGATTTATATAAGGTGAATCCAGATGTTAGTATTGCATTGCAAGATATGTTTAAGCTATCTAACACTGGTCATACTATAGATTTCCCAAATAATACTCCAGAAGAGTCTACTAAGATGAGGAATCATCTTAGAGAAGTATCAAAGAAGTGGTCAAGATATACAGCTGGTATAGATGGATTGGTAAATAAGTTCATTGTTCAGCTTCTGGTTGGTGGTGCAATATCAGTAGAGGGTGTACCAAACAAAGAGTTGACTGGATTAGAGACAATACTATTCATTAAACCAGAAACTATAAGGTTTAAGAGAGAGAACAATGGAGTATATCATCCATATCAGAGGAATCCAAGGATAGTAGATGGAGTAAAGGATACATTCATCAGACTTAATACAGAAACATATTGTTATGTTGGGATGTACAATGATACTGATGAACCGTATGGAGTACCTCCATTTATGTCTGCATTAGACTCTATAGCTGGTCAGCATACTATGAGAAA